TTCAACCTTATATGCAACAAGGGTTTTTATTTTTAAAAAACGATTGTCCGGATTGGATATCGTACGGAATTTTAGCCTCGATTGCAGGATCATTTGGGCTAAAAGGAATTGCTAAAATTAAAAAGTAGTATTTTAATTTTATTGTGTAGTCATGCATTAGCTAATGGTTATTTGTATGATGAACGTAATCAATATTTTGTAATATGTAGATTGACAGACGAAAAGAATGTAAAACCTTTTTTTGGTGAGGACACTGTTAAATGTTTTTACACATGTCAAGATAAAGAAGTTTTTGTAATAAATACACACAGTGATTATCCGTGTGAAAAACAAACTATGAGTCCAAGGGGTGATAAACGTGACTGGAGAAAAAAGTGAAATATTTGGTGGAAAAAAATATAATGATCACAAATTCCCAAAAAGGAAAAGACTAATTCCTTACAAAAGTCCTGTTATTGGTAGTTATGTTATGGTAGAACATGATCATGGACATAGACACTTTACAACAAATAAGACATCTAATAAAAAAGGAGATAGAGAAGACTAAAGAACATATTTGTTACAGTGTAGACAAAGCAGAACAATTGCATTATGCTAAAGGCAGGCTCAACGGTTTAGAAACGTTGCTTCAGGATCTTAAAGACCTGCAAAATAGAGAGGACAATTTTGATGACACTGATCAAACCTGAAAGATTTCTTGAGAAAGAAGAAAAATCAGTACTAATTCCTAGAACGAAAGAAGAAATAGAAGAATATTTAAACATTTTACCACAACCCGTGGGGTATAGATTACTCATAAAACCCTATTCTGGCAAAAAAAAGACTAAAGGTGGTATTTATTTGTCAGAAAAAACGCAAGAAACTATAGAAATGACCACAGTTGTGGGTTATGTAGTAAAAATGGGTGATTTATGTTTTAAAGATAAACAAAAATTTCCAACTGGACCTTGGTGCAAAGAGGGACAGTTTGTAGTTTATGGTCGTTATAGTGGTGCTAGGTTTAAAACACGTTACGGAGAGCACCGAATTCTTAACGATGATGAGATCATAGGAACTATTAACCAACCCGAGGACATCCTCGCTTTATTTTAGGAGTAAAAATGCAAGAAACAAACAATGCAGTAGAAATAGACACCGACGATGTAAAAGATGAAAACATTTCGGTTGAAGAAAAGCCAAAAGAAGAAAAGACGGAAGTAGCAGAAGTCGATTTAGGCTATACAGATCACACAAAACAGGCAGAAACTAAGTCAGAAGTTGTTGAAAATCAACCTGATAAAGTGGATAACCTACAAGAACACTCAACTAATGTACAAAAACGTATTGATCAATTAACAAGACGCATGCGTGAGGCAGAAAGGCGAGAAAAAGAGGCTCTTAACTACGCCAAAGGCTTACAAAAATACTATGACACACAATCTAAAAAAGTAGAGTCAGAGTTTACGAAACAATATCAACAAAGAGTGACATCTGAACAAGAAAAAGTCAAATCAGAGCTAAAAGATGCTATAGAAGTGCAAGATACAACTAAAATGATGGAGTTGACAGAAAAATTAACTGATTTAGCTGTCCAGAAATCAAAAGCACAAGAAGCTTTAAGTAAAGCACCTCAAGAAAAAACGGAACAAACACAAAAAGAAGCTCCTGCTATGCAAGATGAGCCACTGCACCCAGCAATAGCTAATTTACCACCTCCCTCTGCTAAAGCAGAAGCGTGGGGTGAGCGAAACCCTTGGTTTGGTAAAGATGAAGTTATGACGGACGCTTCTTTTAAGATACATAAGAAATTAGTAGAGCAAGGGTTTGACCCTGAAAGCGATGAATACTATAATGAAATAGACAAAGAAATGTCTAGTTACTTTCCAAACAAGATCAAGGGAAGTGAAACACCTGTCCAGCAAGTCGCCTCTGCTGGAAGAAAACAGCAAGGGCGTAGAACTGTGAAACTCACTCGAACACAGGTGGCTATTGCCAAAAGATTAGGAGTGCCACTAGAAGAATACGCAAAATACGTGAAGGAGTAAAAGTATTATGAATGAAAAATTAGAAAGAACCTCACGCGTGTCTCAGGAGCAGAAGCCAAAAAGGAATAAGCCTTGGACACCACCATCAAGTCTAGATGCTCCCCCTGCACCAAAAGGGTTTAAGCACAGATGGATTAGAACTGAGTTTATGGGACAAGAAGATACAGGTAATGTCTCTAAAAAACTTAGAGAAGGATGGGAGTTTGTAAGATCCGAGGAGATTATGAATCAACTTGGTGACCACGACTATCCTATAATTCAATCTGGACGTTTCAAGGGGCTCATTGGGGTTGGCGGCCTTGTGTTGGCAAGGATACCTGAAGAAATTGTAGAGCAACGCAAAGAGTATTTTAAAAGAATTACCTCTGACCAAATTAAAGCCGTTGATCAAGATATTCTTAGGGAACAACGACCAGAGATGCCTGTTAATGTAGATAGGCAATCTCGTGTAACTTTTGGTGGTGGTCGTAAATCATAATTTTTTGATAAAAGCCATCGCTGTAAGTAATTGTTTAATATTAATGCCTAATTAAGGAGATTACATATGGCAAACGTAAGTGAAAAATTTGGTCTAAGACCTTATAAGTCACTCAATGGTGCTCCGTGGAATAATGCTCAGAACAGGTATACTATTGCAAGCAATTATGGTACAGCAATTTTCCAAGGTGACTTGGTTGTTCCAGTAGCTGCTGGTAATATCGAGAGATACGATGTTACAGCAAGTAGTGGTGCTGTTAAACCAATAGGTGTTTTCAATGGTGTATTTTACACTGATCCTACTACGAAGAAACCTACATTTAGTAACTATTATCCTGGTAGCATTGTTGCTAGTGATATTGTTGCAAATGTTATTGACGATCCTAATACGTTATTTTTAGTTGATTCAGACGAAGCTATGACAAGAGCTGGTTTGTTTATTGGCTACAAAACTACAAACGTAACTGGGAACACAGCAACCGGCATATCAAAAGTGCAACTAGATACAAGTACTGCAGATTCTACAAACGCAATACCTCTACAAGCACTTGACATAAGCCAAGATGTTAACAATGAAGATAC